CTACATATGGAACTCCGCCGTAACCACCGTTACCGCCGAATCCACCATTTCCCCATCCATTTGCTCCGAATAAGAACAGGAATAGGATGATAATCCAGAATGAGCCATCGCCATTACCAAATCCCCAGCCGCCGTTGCCAGTTACAGCTGCTACATCTGCAGCACTTAAAGAACCATCTGAAATTGCCATGTTTTTTCTCCTTTCGTGAAGAAATTAGTTAATAAGTGTTTTTATATTTCATCCTTGCGCAATGGATTGAAACCTAATTAAAATTACCGCCTACCGTTCAGCATCCGCTGAAACTGCGTGGCGGCCTGAGAAAGTTGATTAAACTGCTGTTGAGTCATCTGTCCGGAATTCAATAACTGCTGTACCTGCTGTCTTGGATCGCCTTTAAACGAACTCTTAAACTGATTGAACTGGCTCACCATATTTAGTAAGCCGTTGTTCATCTGCGGTTGTTGCTTACCAAACATGTTAAAAAGTGAACTTATTCCCATCTTTGTTCTCCTTTCTCGTATTATTAAATGTGTTTCCTGTAAAGTTTGAAGTTACCGACGTGACAGGATCCGGTTTCGTTTCCAACTCTAATACTCGATCCGCCAGCTCTTCATACTTTTCTTTGGTTACATACATACTCATGTCTATTTGCGGCTGTTCAACAACAACCGTTTCTTGCGGTGCGGGAATTTCATCCTTTTCGACCGAAACGAGCTTCATGGTTACCAAAGGCATTGGTATACCATTTTCGTTAACAGACTTAAAATAGACAAAATCTCCCTCAGTATCAAACAGCGGGAGAGTAGTACCACGGGCTACTGGATATGCTTTTGCGCCAGCTTCGCCTTGAACCCATATAATATAAGAATTATCTGATTTTGGTTGCGATGTTCCCGACATTTGTGTCGGATACATAGTCTGTGCTTGTGGCTGTTCAACAATTGGTGCAGGTATTGTAGGCTGCACCGTTGGGTAGTAACCAAACGTATTGTACCCATAGAGATAAGGATTTGTTGCGTATGCCATTGTCATGACCTCCGTTCATAAAAATATATAGGGACTTCGTCACCGGAGTCCCATGCATCATAATAACTACCATTTATAACTGCAATAACGTGTGAGCCTGTTGCCAGAATATAGCTACCATAAGGATTATCATGGCAAAAATCTTCTACGGTATAACAATCTGGACACATATCAGGAATGACTCTCCGTATAAAACCACAACCCTTTAAATAAGAATCCCAAACTCGATTACTATTTCCCCAATCTCCCATAAGATAACCTTGCACACATAACTCAAGATATGTTTTATCCCATGATTGATTCATTATTTTTGAGATTGCTCGTATCACGCAATCCCCACGATCGTCTTTTGTTCTATTATTTGGATTGTAGTATTTATAAGCCATGCCAATAGCCCTCCGTTGATTTTATTCGCTTTTAGTTTCTTCTAATTGTTTAAGTACGGAAGAAATAACTTCCTCAGATAATGAAAAACTCTGTTTAAGGTTGTAGAGTAGAGCGGTAATACTATATTCATTATCCCTCATATCATCTATACACATATTTAAGATGGTATAAAATTCCTTATATTCCGACTCTGGAATAGCAGAGATAAGAGCATCAATAGCGCCAACCTTATTTAACTCATCATACTGATCGGAAAGCCTATTTCCGTCGATTTCGATATCCGTATATAGTTCGATCAGTTTCATAATGAAAAATATGTATTGCCCTACTCGATTGAACTTTACAAATTCTCTGTTTCCATCTTTTGCATAACATGTTGCCTTAACAATTCCCTGGCAAATTACACTTTTTTTTAAAATGTCAACATAATCTGTTACTATATGTTTATTCAAAAAATCTTTAAATGTTTTCTCTGCACCCTTTGCTTGTACCTTAAATGTTTTACAAAACATTTCTACTGATATTTTATTCATATGTCCCTCCAAATCACTCTTCAATTAAATCATAAATTACTAGCAAATAATCAGCCGGAAGACCAGCGTCGAAAATATCTGATGGCTTAAATTTCTTTATTTCAATGTCTGCTTCCGAGCTTAATAACTCATTCATATCTTTTTGAAAACTCGACACATCTTTTTCATATTTCTTGATTGCATCATTATAATCTGCATCATTCTCATAATCCTCTTTAACAGGTTCAAAGATTCCTATGCTACCATCTGCTGTCGTAGACCCATACTGTTTTAACTTTTCAATTCTAACCTTCTCGACAATCTCTTCGATTGGTTCGATTTGCTTGCACATACTGAGTAGTCTAAACTTCACCAGCGCATTAACATCTTTTGCATTGTCTATAATGGCTTTAATGCTGTTGTTGTAATCTAATAATTTTTCGATTTTCATAATCACTTATTCTCCTTTTTATCATTAATTATATTTTTCCACCCAGAATCTAAAATGATATCCGTCGTCCGTATCAACCATATATTGATTATCAGAAGAGTAATGCTTGATGCTACTAATCTGCGTATTTGCATACGGATTTATAATTGATAAACATTCCTGTGGTGTTAGTCGATAATTTCGTTGTTCTAAAAAATCTTTCATTTCATATGAGTACATAGTCCAACCTCTTCAGCGTTCTATTTACCCCGTTTGTTTCCGAAGTAAAGCCTCTCCGATTAGAATTGCTTCTGCCTCATCATCGGTTTTCGCCTTTACTTTATATTGTTTTGATACATAATTTATAGCAAATGCTTTTTGTTCATCTCTCTTCGCGCTCCTACCATTGGGACATTCAGGAATATACTTACGCCATGCGCTGGGCATCAATATATTAAATTCCTTATTGTGCCCTATACACCATCCCCATATAATTCCTTGTAAACGATTAAGTTTTTTATATCCGTCAGGATTGCGCTTGTAGTAAGTATCTTCCATAACAACAATGGAAGGCTTATAGTAATCTAAAGCCTTCCATATCATCTCACTCATATATTGACAGCGTTCTTCCGAGTCTTTCATTTTACGGCAGTCAATAATATATGATTCTTTATATTTCCCTTTTTCCCAATAGGCTAACCCAGTACATGTCGTTGAGCAGTCGAAGGAGAGTAGTTTACCTATGATCTTTTGTCCCAATCTCTCTTTCTCAACCTCTCCTTATATTGTTCCTGTAGGTACTCAGCAGTTGGCTCTGTAATACCATTTTTGAAGTCCTCGTGGGTATCTACATAATGGTCATACTTAACGATATCAGCCATTATATGATCCCACATTCCTTTGTCGTGGAATATTCCGTCTTGGATTTCTCTTGAAAATCGCAAAATCCTCGCCCTAGCATCAATTGCCTCGCCTTCCTCAACTGTATTCTCGACTTCATTTACCTTATTTTCTAAATTGTCTACCTTTTTCTCAACTGCGTCTATTTTATCCCTTACTTCCTTAACCCCTAAAAACTTACCGATTGTTCTTCCTATTGCCGACCAAGGATTAAGTTTAATTTTAGATACTTCAACGAGAGAGAAGAGTAATACTATGATTACTGTTATCCATCCGGGGTTATGGGTTATTACATCCCAAATATTACCGAGGGTCATCTGAATCCTTCTCGATTAACTGCTTAAATAACTGGTGTAATCCGGTTGACGCTACGCCGGATACAGCTCCGAGGACAAAGGAATTAAAACTCCACCCATTCGTAATAAATCCGAATATGCTGCCCAAAACAAACATAATTAACGGTATAAACTTATCCGGCACAAAGGATAATTTCTTTACCACATAACCAATTGTTAAACAGATTAGTACGATTATCGGAGAACTAAACTTTTGAATAATCTCTGCTAAATCCATATTCTATCTCCTTTCTAAACAAATGCCTCGTCGGCATCATCTGTATCTTCTCTAATAATATAATGCTTAATTGTTGTTTCAGAACTTTCGTGTCCGAGAAGCTTTTGTGCTGTTTCTACGGATTTCCCCTCTTCGACAACTATATTGGTTGCTCTGCTTTCTCTAAGCAAATGCGGATGTATTCTCCTGCCAACTAATTTTGTCAATAAGTCACTACACCAATCATTGAAACATGTTTCACTTACCTGATGTATAGATCCGTCGCTATGTTTAGAAACAAATACATAAGGACAATCGTCGTCACCTCTGATCTCCAACCATTTCTTTATCGCCTTCATGGCGTCTTCGCTAAACTGTAACTGACGAATTT